AGGTGGTAGTCCTTGTCGTACGCCATTGAATAGGTGATTTCGTAAGCGTTTGGTCCCACGCGGCTGATCTGAGCACCAGTGAAGAGCAGCGTGTCAGCCGGGCAGGCAAAGCCCGCAATCGTGACGATGGCGCTGTTGCGGGTGTTGGTCTGCGACGCAAGATTGCTGAGGAGCGCAGCAGACGGTCGCCCGTTCATCACGTTCCGCAGCGTGAAACGAACATTTGATACGAAGGCGTCAATCGGCTCGCCAGCCTGATCGACCGGAGTTCCTCCAATGTCGGCCTCACTAGGCGTGCTGATGCTTACACCAGATGGGAGCGTGTAATTGTTCACGCGAAACGTCGGCACAATCGCCGCGGTGATGTCCATTTCGACAGCGGTAAACCCGGGCTGATTCTCCGGCGTGATGTCCTTTGCCGCAGCGCTGGGGACGTAGGAACTCTGCGCGGATCCGAAGTTCACCGTCACCGTCCAGGCTGCGCCGCCGTCAGAGTTGGCGAGCGTGTATCCGCTGTAGTTCAACTTGGAGAAGCTCGACGTGCCGGTGCCCGTGCCGTTTAGGTAGGCGCCAAACGAATGGAGGGCACTGCCAGGCGTACCGGCTGCACCGAGAACGGTCGTGAGGCCCGCATCGGTGATGATGCTTTGCGTGGTGAGCATGGCGCCCGCATCGTCATAGACCGCGTAGACCGCAGTCGCGGTGAACTGATCACGGTCGTAGGCGACGTTCTGGGATTGAAGTGTGAAAACGACTGCCATCAGTTGGCCCTCAGTTCTCGCAAGTACTTGGTGTTGTCTTCGATCTTCGCGTCGATGTCCCGGATGCGCTCAAGGTTGGTCGCCATTCGCTCGCTGCTGTAGTCCACGGCGCCGGCGACACGGACACCGCCTACAGCGGTGCCGATGCTCTGCACGTTGCTTGCACCTTGGATGCGGGCCAGTTCGCCGAGACGATCAGCTTCAGCGCTTTCTCGCTCGCGATTCAAACGACCCTGCTCTCGCTGGAAATTTTCAATTTGAGCTTGCTTCTCAGCGATTTCAGCTTGCTTTTCAGCGTCCTCTCGAATCTGACGCTGTTTTTCGGAAATCTTGTCAAACTGCTCTTTCATCAGGCGGAGCGCTTCGAGCTGATCCTCGATCGGCAGTTTGCTCTTCTCCATCAGATCAACCGCTTTCTCACGCAGACGATTGAACTCGTTTTGTCGTTCTATCGCTATGCGCTCCTCATCGCTTGTGGCGTTGAGAAGCCTGAGCTGCTGCTCAAGACTGTTCGTCGTGTCTCTTGAAAACTCCGAATACGCTTGAGCAGCCTTCAGCCTCTGCTCTTCAAATCTCTTTGATTCTTCCCCAAGTTTTCGCATGGCCTCAAGGTGGTTCGCACTTGCTTGCGCTTCCGTTTGAGAGTCCTTGAGTCCTCCAAAGTTCAGTGCAGTAGCAATGCCCTCGCCCAACGAGAAAGCGCCACCAAGCACAGGAATCTTCTTTAGAGCGTCTTCAAGAAGTCCGCCAACTCTCCCGAAGATTTGCTCCATGTCCCTGATCTTTGAAAGGTCAAGGGTCTTCAGTTCCTCTCCTAAACCGCGCATCATGGCGTCGAGAGCGTTAGCCCCGACAAGACTAAGAGCAGCGCCCGTAATGGCATTGGTGTATGACTTTCCGGCTTTGCGGAAAATTGCTTCCATCCTAGACATTCTGCTTTGCGTCGCTTTTTCGGCTTCAGCAAGACCCTTCTCGTACTGCGCCCACAGAAGCTGCAGCTGGACTTCCATCTTCGTCGATGCCATTACTTCTTCTCCTTGCCCATCATGCGACGAAGGTCATTGAACGCCCGGCGGGGCTGGTTCGTGTCCTGGGCAAATGGCATGAAGTCAACCGGGCGGAACGGCTGGCCCTTGGTCCGGTGGCAATTCGCCATGACGCTTGCGACGATGCCGGAACGCAGATCGTCACGCTCATCCCCGATGGGGCTGATGGCGTTGAACGCGATCCACTCTGATAGTTCCTTGCTGCTCATGCGTTCGCCTAGTTCCTCGACCGTCATCTTGAGCGCCAGCGCCAGCCGGAACATGAACATGCGTAGCGGGCGCTCTCTTAGTTTCCCTCGAGCTTCTCCTGATCCGAGACCCCGATGCCGCTGAGGCGCATCGCCACGTCGTACAGCCTGTCGATCACCGCAGCCGGCATCTCGCCCATCGCCTCGACGTCGGTCGGGTCAAACACCCGAGCGCCAGCGTCATAGACGCACAGGGCGACCATGCTGGCTCGGACGTTTCGAAGGTTCTTCGCTCGCCCGTTGAACAGCCTGGACTCCCACTCGTCTCGCCCGGCGGCGGTGAGGCCACGAACCTCGACCTGACCGACGCCGGGCACGTCCACGGTCTCCGAAGGGACCGTCGCACGAAGCGCGAGGAGCTTTTCCTTGATGCTGCTCATCAGTCAACGTCCACGAAGTTCACCGAGCCGGTCAGCTTGATCGTGATGCTTGCGGTAACGGCTTCGCCGACTGCGCCCTTGAAAGACATGCTCGTCACAATGCCGACGCACTCAAACTTCGCGCCCTTGTTGTTGCTGTCGCCGTACTCAAGGAGGAACGACTTAGGAGTCGGGGTCGAGGCTGAAGAATCAAGCAGGTCAACGATTGCGGCCTGCTGCGAGTCGTCAGCGTCGAGATTCACTTCGCAGCTGATCGTGCCGCTGTCGATGATGCCAGGGATGAACTGACGGAACCGGCTGGTGATGTTAGACACGTCAATGGTCGCGGCCGTAAGGCCGTCAAGATTCAATGCGGTTACTTCGCCGATTGCGGTAGCTGGCGTTGTGTATGAGCCCGATGAAGTCGCGCCCATCTTGAGGGACGATCCGAAACTTGGAATAGCTGCCATGTAGTGCTCCTGCGCTTATGGTTGCGCGTTGGGGTCAAGAATAAAGGTCGGGTTGACGGCCGGCGACCGATAGGTCACCTCTGCCGAGACGGTCGTGATGTGAACCTGATCGTCTTCAGCTTCCTGTCCAAAGTCGTATTCGGTCTGGACGCTAATGACGCGGATTTCAATAATCGTGGTAGAACGGTTGACGCCCTTGGATCCGTGAAGAGCCTCGCGGACCTTCTCAGCGAGAACTCGTGACGCGGCAAGCGTTCCGCTGATGCAGTCGATCTGCACGTTCATGCGGCGCAGGCGGTCGGTGCGAGCCAGCGTCGGGCTTACGTCCTGATCGCTGCCATAAGTCAGCACGATGCAGGGAAGGGCGGTTGACGGTCTGTAGGACGCATACACACGGGCGCTCGACCCGCTGCCCACAAGTGCGGTGATAGCAGTCGTCTGCACGATTGCGTCGCGAACAACGGCAGCAACGACAGCGCTCACGCCGACCTTCGCAATCTTGCAATGTACGCACGATCACGCTGGTACGACCTCATTTGCAACAGCATGATGTGTGTCTCAAGCGAGGTTTTCAGCCTGACCATGAACTGCGGCAGAATTGCATTTGTTTCACCAGCGAAAATGCGCCCGAGCTTGCCCCAGCCCTTGTAGGTGTTTGTCTTGGTGCGGCCTCGGTCGATCAGGTGCAGGCCCGGATTCCAAATCTTCACTCTGGCGTAGGACCCGTTGCGCTGCGGGAAGATCGCCCACTTCAGACCGAACGCGGAGCGCCCTGTTACGGGCTGCTTGAGCAGCTGCCGGATCATGTAAAGGCGGCTGTACTTGACCGGCCGACCCTTTCCGTTTCGCAGCCAGCGGTGCTGAAGAGCACGCTCGGCGGACTCGCCGTCGTGCTTTCCGACAATGTTGTAGATCGCAGTCAGAATCCGGGTGTGCAACGGGCCGACAGCATGCAGCTGCGTCTCCTTCAGGACCTTGTGCAGCTTGTTTGGCTGCATGTCCTTCAGTTGGCGAACAAGCGTCTCGACGCCCGTCACGTCGGCCTTCAGCTGGAAGCTCATGCGATCACCTGCTTGGCAACGATGTCCAGGTACTCGCGTCGCTCTTGCCAGTTGATCACGCTCACCACGTCCCACGCAGTCACGCTCATGCCGCCCGTGTTGGCGACGGTGCGTAGGCGGGTGCGGTGCGAGATATCCGGGTGCCAGCGCGTGCGAATCGTGTGCGTCACGATCTGATTCATCTGCGCATGGTTTCGACGCTCGTCTGCGCTGGCCTGATTGATAGCGGCAAAGACGGTAGCGACCACGGCGTAGGTGCTGTTCGACTGCCCGTACTCGTCGGTCGTCGCGGTAGGGTTCATCACCTCCAGCGGCGTGCGCATGTAGCCGGGGTTCACTGGTAGTCCCCCGTGTGGTACTGCACGATTAGGCGCTCAACCGTTCGCGGAATTTCGTACATTTGGGCCGGGCCTACTGGCGTCCGGTTCTCGTACATGTGCGTCGCCTGCATCAGAACTGCGTGCTTGAGGGCAACGGGCACGCTCGCACTTGTGGCGCCGTAGCCGGCGGTGAATTCGACCGACACGTCTAGGCCGCCTGTGTTGAGTGTGGTAGGCCAGGAGGCCGTGCTGAGAAGAACTACTCGCCCGACGCCGTTGACGCTGTAGGTGTGATATGTGCTTGCATCCAGCGTCAAAAGGTTCCCGTTAGGGGCCTCGTAATTGACGGCTGTGACAGTCGAAAGAGGCGAACGTGGCAGGATGATTTCTCCGCCAGCTGGAAACCCCTGCAGCTGCAGACTAAAAGACCGATTGATGAGCGCCCGCCGGGTCTCATGCTCGATCGCCTGCGTCGCGCTAAGGATCAGCGTGGCGATGTAGGTGTCGTCCTGAGTGTGGTAGATCCGAGCGTGAGTCTTGAACTCTGCCGATGTGACGACGGCGCTGGTCGCGCCGGTGTCGGAAAGGTTAGATCGCCCTTCGGTCACTTGGCTCCCTTCTTCACGGCCTTGCAGCAGTCAGGCTTGACGCATGCTCGAGGCTCTGGATCCGCCCTCTCGGCAAGGCCCGTGGCGATCAGTTCGGTCGCAGTGCGCTCGTCAACCTCAAGCACCTCGCCGACGCTGTGAGCGTCGCGGGTGTCCGCATACGCCTGGATGACTCGCACCTTCTGCATCTTGGAAATCCGCCCGGGGGGTTTCCCCCCCGAGCGGTGTGGTTTGCTGTCAATTCACCGATCAGCTGGCCGGAGACTTGAAGTAACGGAACGCCTCAGTCTGCGTCAGGGTGATGTCAACGCGGCTCTGGGCAAGGAAGCCCGTCTGGTTGCTGTCCGCGTAGCGCTCCTTGAGCACCTTGAGCGTGTAGCCGCTGCGCTCACCGATGACGCAGTAGTCAAACGCACCGGCGATGCCGATGACGCTGCCTGCGGTGATGCTGTTGACGTACGCGCTGGCGTAGACCGGGATTCCCATGATCCGATCAGGCTCGCCAAGCTGGCCCGAGGGCTGCCAGAAGTAGCTCAACGTGCCGCCGACCGCCCCGAGCTTGCGAATCAAGCCGAGCACGAGGTCGCTCGTCACGATGGCGCAGGACGGGTGCATGCGGTACTGGCGGGGGATCGAGTAGACCCAGTCCATCACGTTCACGGCGGTCAAAGCGGGAGTTGCCACGCTGCCACTCATCGTTGCGCCATCGCTGACGGTGGTGTTTGCGCCCGAGGTGTAGGTCAGGATGCCCTTCGGGTTCGGCGCGCTGCCGTTGCCGACGAGGAAGCCAGACTCCTCCACCTCACCAAACTTGCGAGCGAACTGCTCGGTCAGGATCGACTCGATCGAGAAGCCGGGGCCACGAGCGGGCGCGTCTTCCATGAGCTCGTTGGAGACGAGCGACAGACCAGCCAGGCGGCGGGGCTGCAGGACGCGGTTCGTGAAGGTGCCGGTGTTCTCGGCCGGGGCGCTGCCTTCGGCAATGAAACCCGCGTTCGGCAGGGCAGTCTCAAACGCGATCTCGCGCTTCCAGCTGCCGAGCGGCAGGACGCGAGCGATGTTGCGCACGGTCACGATGTTCTGCAGACGCTTGGCGAGCTCGTTGTGAAACTCGACCGGGGGCAGCACGTCGCCGGAGTTCGCGGTGCCCTCGCTGAGAGCGCGCATTTCGGCCACCGGGGTGTGCTCGCCGCGCTTGAGGTAGGTCTCGTATGCCTTGACGTACTCGTCGCTGCAGCGGAAGTCGCCGAAGCGGGGGGCCCGCTGGGCGGTCTCGCGGGCAGCGGGAGCGCGACGGATCTCGGGAGCGTCGGGGCCGACGTCCACGAAGCCAGCCTCACGGTCCTTCGCCGCCAGCGCCATCAGCTGGTGGTTCTTCTCGATCACGCCTTGGACGCGGCGGTACTCGGCGTCGAGCGAATCAAAGGTCTTGGTGTCTTCGGCCGAGAGATCGCCGCCGGCCTGATTGGCCTTCTCGATCAGCTCGGACATTTGGCGGTAGCGGGCGTCATTCTCGGCCCGCAGTTTCGTGTAGCTGTTCATGTTGAGTTTCCTTTTGCCTGTTTTCAGGCGAGTTGGAGTGCAATAGCCGCATTCACGTCAACCAGCGCACCTGCGCATCGGACCGACACGATGAACGCGGCTTCGTTCGTGGCGGCGAAAGTTTCGTTGAGTCGGGTCACGCTGATGCCGTTGCCAGCAAACGCAAGCAGGTATCGAGAAAAGTCAGCCAAGACGGCCATCGGTTCGTTGGATGACGAAATAGACGCTGTCCCGCTGTTTTGAACAGTCATGTCTGCTAACGTCCAGGGCAAACCAAACACGTAACGCTCTCTGGTGCCCATTGCAATCGCGCTCTGCGCAGTTGCGGCAAGCATCAGATTTGTTCCATGAGGAGCAGATGCGCTGCGACCGACTTGAGTGTTTATCACCAGTGTGGAACGCTTCCAATTTTGCACAGGCATTCCAGAGGAATTGATTTGTCCAAACAGGAACGACTGCAGCTGGGCCTGCAGAGCGGCACTGTTCAGGCTGCCTACAACTGCTGCGGTGGTGTACGAACGGCCGTAGCGTCGGCAGGTGTTGAAGACGCCGTGGCACGAGTCGCTGCCCGTCGTGGTGCTAGTGCCGGCGGTCACGCTGTCGTCTTTGTTTCCGACCAGGATCTGCTTGTTCAGCTGGCCGATGATGTCCTGCGAAGCCTGGCGGATGACGAACGACTCAACGCTGGCGTCACCCATCGCCGCAGAGTCCTCCAGCAGTTCCTGAGACACTTTCACCATCACGCTGATGCGCTTTAGGGTGAAGGTTGATGTGGACGATCCGGTCACGCCCGTGCCAGGCAGGGCAATCGTCGGAACCGAAACAGCAGCCTGGCTGCCAGCGGTTGCGTCTACCAGCGTGCCACCTTCCCCGGGGTTCTTCTGCACGCTGAAACCGCCGCTGGCGATAGGCGTAATCACGGGCACCGAGAACGTGCCAGTGCTTGCATAAACCTTTGACACCTTGCCAAGAATCTCGTCGTCTGCCAGCTCCTCCATGAACATGTTGGAGTAGGTAGTCGGGAAAAGCACCGCGCCGCCGGTTGCGCTGCTTTCGCTCAGGGCGCGTGCTTCGGTGTCGGTCAGGCCCTTGTGGCCCTTCGCCAAGTAGTTGCGGAACAGGGCGCGATATTCCTCGCCGCCGCGGTCCAGCTTGTTGTTCTGTGCCATTGCAGTCTCCGTTTGAGCGCTGCGACGGCGTAAAAATGGCGCACGGCCGCAGCGGTTGGGGCTTCATTTCCAAACGCTTGCAGGCCAGTGCGCCACGAGGGCTGCTACGGAGGCTTGCCTCGCTCGCAGTCGAATCGCACTAGGCGGTTGCTCGCTGCTCGCGGAGCTATTCAGTTGGGGGCATTCTCACACGCCAGAATGCCTTTGCAAGACCCCATCAGCGCGGGGGCGGCAGACGGAGGGTCCGACGCACCGGAGCCTCCTGAGCGGCTTCCCGAGCCTCCACGCTGGTCGTGGGGTTGGCAGGGAAGGTGACCAGGCTGATCTCCAGCAGGTCGGCGTCGAGGATTACCCGAGTGGGCTTAGTCTCGCCCTTCTCGTAGCGCTCCTCGCGCACCATGAACCCGAAAGAGCACTGGCTGACCACGCCGCTCTGCACCAAGGCGTGCGCCTCGCGGGCGGTAGCGGTGTCTGGCAGGGTGGCCTCAAAGCCAAGACCCTGCTCATCGGTCCAGAGGCGCAGGTTGCCGGCGCTCACCCGGGCCATCGGCTTGCCGGTGTCGTGGTTCCACAGCATGCAGATGTCGGCGGGGTTCTCAAGGGCCCGCTCAAACGCCTTTGGGTCAATGCGCTCCATCTCGCGGCCCATGTCGTAGGTCTGCCACGTCACAGCGTAGCCGCGCACCTTTAGGTCGGCGGACTCGCTCAGGGTGCCAATAGCACGGGTTTCAGGCTTGCTCATTTCGTTCCTCCAGTACGGGTTCATTCAGGACTTCCATGCGCACCATATCCAGCAGCTCGGACGCTGCCGAGCCGGGGAGCGTGCGCCACGTTTCGATCGTCGTGGTCAGTTCTGCAATCTTGCCGACGCTGCGGCGCAGATGACGCCCGTGGCGCAGCAGCGCTTGGTCCAGCACCTTTGCGGCCTTGGTCTCGTCGCCCAGCAGACGCCCAAGACCAGACACCACTTCACGCAGGTCTGCGTCCAGGCAGTCAAGCGGGGGCTCCCACTTGTCGAGCTTCGACTGGGTGCGCTGCTTGAGCAGGTACTCGCTCACCCGCCCGAGGTGACGGCGGTAGGCGGACTCGATCGCAGGACGCACCGCGGCGATGGCTGCCATGCGCTGGGCTGACGCGATCAGGTCGCGGGCCCGCTCGGTCTGAGCCTCGTCGGGCTCCACGTCCACGCTCGCAGGCACGGACTCGACTTCCTCGAAATCCTGCGACGGCGGAACGGAAGGATCCGCCGGCGCTCCAGGCGCCTCGGTGTTCAGCGGCACGCGGATCTGGTCGCCACCGTCCACGGCCTTCAGGCCCTCGCGGACGCGGCACTCGTTCGGGGTCAGGATGCCGTTCGTGACGCCCACCGCGTAGGCGTTGAACCGTGTGCTCATGTCGGCCCGAAGTAGGCTGTCGAAGTTGATGCGGGTGCAGTACGGCTCGCCGCGGGTGATCAGCTTGCGGCTTGCTTCCTGCTCCATGCGGGTCGCCCAGCTCGCCAGCGTCAGTTTCACGAACTCGAAGTCCGCCTGCTCTGCCGAGTTGTAGGAGGTGCTGTCGGTGTCCCCGATCTTGTGCGCAGGCACTTGGAACATTGCAGCGATCTGCTGGCGGCAGTACTTGCGCATCTCGATCACGTCGTTGTCCTTGACGGTGTTTGCGATGGGCTTGTACTCAAGACCGTCTTCGAGCACCGCCACGCGGCCGGCGCGGCTTGCGCCGCCGTGCGCGGCCTGCCACGCCTCGCGTAGACGCTTGGCGGCCTCTGGGCTCAGGCGGCCCGGCATTTTCAGGGTGCCTGCGGGGACTGCATTGTTGGCGATGAACCGCGTAATGAACTCGGTGATCTCGAGCTCAAGCGCGATTACGTCGCGCATCAGGTGAATCGGCGGCACGCCCAGGATGCCGTCGAACGTGGTTGCGTTCACGAGGTGGAACATGTCGAACGAGCGGAAACGGCGCGTCGCCTTTTCGGCGTTCGTGCCCGTGTACTTGCCCGTCCAGACCTGGTAGTAGGGCTGGTTCTGCCCGTCGCGGTAGACCGCAACGTAGTCGGGACGAAGGGGCTCCAGCGCCATCGGGCGGCCCGTCGCATCGCGGTGGATGTAGGCGTAGGCGTTGCCCGTCAGCAGGCAGTCCGAGATCATCTTTTCCTTCCACTGCAGCGCTCCAACGTCCTCGTTCACCTCGTAGTTCAGCAGGGTGTGGAGCGGGTGATTCTGCTCTGCGATCTTCCCGTCGCTCGTCTCGCGCAGCACTTCCCAGTCAAGTCGGGCGATGCTTGAGGCGATCAGGCGCACGCAGGCGTAGACGCTGGGTGCCTCAAGCGCACGCGCCGGCGTGATGGACTCGCCCGTGTAGGAGTACGACTGGACGTAGCTCTGGACGCCGCCGCTGGTCGCCTGCCCGATGGGCACGGTGTCCTCAAAGTCGGAGCGCGGCGGCACGGGGCCGAGGTAGCGGCGCAGGATGTCGGTCAGACCCATTCGATGTCCCTTTCTTCGTAGATGCTTGGTCCGCTCTCGTCCTTCTCGTGCAGCCATGTGGCAAGCCCGGTGACGAGAGCGGCGAGCGGGTCGATCCGCTCGGTGCTGGATGACTTGGATGGCTTCACGTTGTCTGCTGGGTCGCGATCGAGCACACAGTTGCTGACGGCCCAGTTCAGAAGGTGGTTGTCGTTGTGGCGCAACTTCTTGCCGAGCACCAGCGCCTCAAGGCGCTTGGCTGGCTCGCTAAGGGTGCGGTAGCCCTGCCGAACCTCGATCATCGGGATGCCTTCGGAGAAGAGCTGCGTGGCGAGCTGCGTGGCGCCCCAAGGGTCGTAGCCCACGGCTTTCACTTGGTACTGCTTCGCCACCTCTCGGATCTTGTGGCCGATGAATTCGTAGTCCACGACCGCGCCAGGCGTAGGCTGAAGCCAGCGCTTCGCGGCCCAAACCTCGTAGGGAGCGCGGTCGCTGCGGCTGCGCCGGCGGATGCCATCCTCGGGGCACCACGACCAGGACAGCACGTCAACGGACCCGTCGGCGAGCGGGAACACCAGCGTCAGGCTCGACAGGTCGGTAGTAGTCGAAAGGTCGAGACCGGCGTAGCAGGGACGGCCCGCGAGCGCGTCTGGATCAGTCCCGCTGCAGTAGCAGGCGTTCCATGCGTCCGCGCTGATCCACGTCTGCTTGCTCTCAGTCCACTGGCACAGGTACAGCTGCCGGAACGCCGTTTCGTAACTCGGCAGTTCCTTCGCCTTCGCGCACTCGGCCGCGAGAAACTCCTCCTTCACCGTGACGCCGAGCGACGGGTTCGCCTTGGCCCAGACCTTTGGGCTTCTCCAATCAGCTTTCATCGACACGCCGTACAGCACGGGCATGAACCCGTGGTCCTCAATGACCTTGTCTCGCACCTTCTCGGCGTAGTCGTGCATCTCCCAGCAGAGGCTGTTTCGGTCGTGGCCGGCGGTGGTAATCGACACCCGCAGCGGCTGCTTGCGGGCGCCCATGCTCGTGCTCATAGCGTCGTACAGGTCGCGGGTCGCGAATGTGTGAACCTCATCGAACACAACACAGCTGGCGTTTTTGCCGTGCTTTGTCCCGGCGTCGCTCGAAAGAATTTCCAGTTTCGACACGCCAAACGTGATCACGTTTCGGAACACGTCAACCTGCGAGGCGAGCGCCGGGTTGGACTGCACCATCTGCCGGCAGGCGTCACCCACGAGCGCCGCCTGGTCGCGAGCGCTCGCGCAGCAGTAGACCTCCGCGCCCGGCTCCTTGTCGCACAGCAGCATGTAGAGCGCGAGGCCAGCCACCAGCGTGCTCTTGCCGTTCTTTCGCGGGACCTCGATGTAGGCGTCAGTGAATCGCCGCGTGCCGTCAGACTTTTTCCAGCAGAGCAGGGCGCCGAGCAGGTCGCGCTGCCACGGGAGCAGCTCGAACGGCTTGCCAGCCCACACGCCCTTTTGGTGCTTGAGGAACCCAAAGAAGGTGTCGATGCGCTGCAGCTCGTCGGCGTCAAACCAATCGCCCGCAGCCTTGGTGGCCGAGGCGCTGAAGCCCGCGACGGGCGCGAGCTTAGGCGGTCTTCGACTTGAGGAGCGCTTCGATGCCCGAGGCATCCCCCTTCGACTTTCCTGAAGCCACAAGTCCTACACGCGATGCAGGAGTTAGCCCAAACTCCCGAGACAACTTCGCGACCTGATCCCGAGCCTCGTCGCGAGCCTTCTTCCACGGAGAGATATACGAACCCTGCTTCGTTTCAAGCACCAGCCCTTTTTCCTTGCACATTGCCGCCATGCGCTCGAACTCAGCCTGGTAGTACGCCAGGGCGTTGTGCGCCTTGTAGTCCTCCGCGGCGTACAGACCCATCCTGCGCAGGTCTTCGATCAGCCGGTCAAAGTGCTTGCGGGCAAGCTCGTCGCTGGCGATCTCGGGCAGCATCAGCGCCGGCCCGTCAGTGCCCTGCGGTTCAGGTAGCCGCGCCAAACCCTTTTCGCTGCCGCGGAACTTCAGAATCGCGGTCGGTGTCGGTTTGCGTCCCATTACAAAGCCTCCCCTTGTTCGATTCGGGAGCCGCGTGCAGACAGG